TCCGATCTGATCCGTTGCTGCATAAAGTTCGTTTAGAACTTTGATCGTCAGACTTCGGCGGACGCCCATGATCGAACCCATGCGCAGATCACCAAACACGCAAGTTAGATCACCGGCAGCGGCACCCAGCCCAGCGAGGACTTGAGTGAAGTATACCGGGTAACCCAAGAACTGGCTGGGAGTTCCGCCAACAAGATTGGCGTCAGTGTTCCCGCCTGCCCCATAGAGAAGCCGCTGCATTGATGCAGCGAAGCCGCTGTGATTGATGTACCAAGCGGGTTGAATACCAGCGTACAACGGCAGAGCAGCGACCGCATCAGTAAACTCGTCAAGCGTCTGAGCCGACCAGTTGACATTGAGTGCCAACTGAGAACCAGCAGCGAGAGCGTTAGCGATTCCCGTGATCCCGCCATAGACGGCAGTACCGTCACCAAGAAACGAGTTCGTATCTTCGGCAACCGCGATCGCATAGGCGATCTCTTCGGTCACAAGATCAACCATCGAGATGATCGAATCCTCTTCCAGTTCTGTACTCATCAATGCCCGAACTGCATACTTCTTAGCAACGAGATTGATGCTTCCAAAAGTGAGATCACTGGAAGCGATCAGACCGGCTTCACCGGGGTACTCGACAGTAAGTCCGCCCGTTCTCTGCGGAACGTCGAGCGTGTTCGAAGTCATCGGAATGACTCGCGCACTTCGGCGGAATACTCCAGCCTCTTCAACGAGTCGAATGATCGTTGCCTCAAGTGGTTCGGGAACCGTAAAGCCGCCAGCGGTGTTTGGAGTTATTGCCATATCACCGCGAGCAGGAGACATCTTGTAGCCTGACTCGATCAGCTTGTTTCTCGCGGTGTCGTTGCCAGCGGCAGCCGCATAGAACAAGCCTGCGAAGTAGGCTTCTTTGTTCGATGCGAAGTGCTTGCTCTTCTGATAAGCAACGCGCGCACTGATCTTCGTGTTTTCCCATGGATAACTCGATGCCGATGCCGCTGATCCGTCTGGTTGCGATGACTCGCCACCGATGCTCAGTTGCCGGTTGATCTTTCGTGCCTCGCTCTGCTTCGTTTTCTCATAAGCAGCGGCGTACACTTTCAGTTCGTTCTCGTTCTTATCGAACTCCGAACTCAGTTCACCGATGACATTGAGAGCCGACTTCTGTGCATCATCGTCACTGGTATCGACTTCTCCGAGTGCTTCGATCTCGGCAGCGATCTCGGCATTGCGAGTATCGAGAACCTCAATCTTCTTCTTGATGGATGTACTCATTATCCTGAGCCTTGTGTTTGAAAGGTTGCTTGTGAGATACAACGCGATCGAACGTCAACGGCATCAACGGATACAGTCAGAGAGTTCGCTGCTTGCTTGTGGCACTAACGAATGCCCAACCGTTCTCTCATAAGTCGGTGCCTCTTGTCAAGTACTTCGGCGAGAATCTTGGTCGTCATCAACTTCGCGACTGGCTGAATAGCGGTCAGATCATCGGTGGCAGCAGCGGTTTCTCCATCATCTTCCATCGACTCTCTCGCTGCCGGACTCGCGATCTGATCCGCGATTCCAGCCTCGATTGCTTGCTCTGCGGTGAACCACATTTCAGCTTGCATCAGATCAAGCCAGTCGTTCATTGTGCTTTCCTTCCCGCGAGAGTTCGCCCGTTCAGCATATACGTCAGCGATCTCGCGAGCGAGTCCGTCAAGATGATCAGCGACAGTCCTGAACCCGGCAGCATTCCCCATCGCAACCGTCCACGGATCATGGATGAACAACTGAGACTTTCGCCGCATGATCACAGTCTCAGCCGCCATCGCTATAACGCTGGCGATCGAAGCAGCGACAGCATCGATAACAACGGTCACCGATCCGTTGTGCGCTTCGATCTGATTGAAGATCGATAGACCTTCTGAGACAACCCCACCGGGCGAGTTGAGGATGATAGTAACGTCTCGACCTTTCAGATCAGCGAAAGCATTGATGAAGTCGTCAGAGCCGAACCCGGTACTCTCAGGGTAGGACTCTTCGACTAAGCCTCGGGCGTCAATGATCGCGTTCTCAATATCTACTCGGAACATCTTACTCACTCACTTCTTTGAGGATTTGGTTGGACAAGGTTTCAGCGCGATCGCCTGCTCTGCTCAAGTGAGTCATGACTGCCTCGCATGGGTTGGCTATGTTCATGTTGGCGATCTCTTTAAGTTGCTGAGAGTTCTCGCGACAATATCTTTCCGCGATGTCGGCAGATGCGCCTAAGTCTTCACAAGCGCTTCCAAGAGTCGAGGCCCATCCATCATAGAACTTCTCTAGCCACTGATGATAGTTGTCTCGGTCGGTGCTAAGCCTCTCGTCCTCGATCCTGACTAACTTGTTCATCGTGTTCCGAACGACATTCATAAAGAGACTGTTTTGATCATCTGTCACGATGATCTCTTCCGTTGAGTCTGTAGTGACATTTGGATTCGTGTATGTATCAAGCTGTGAGTTCTCGATGTAGTTCAAGTTGTGCATCCCGCGACCTTCATTCCCGCTGATCAATCCTTGCGCCCGAAGTTTCCCAGTGTAATCAGCCATCGCGTTTGGATCTCCCGCGAGGAACGCTGTTGTATCGAACTTGAAGAACAGGTCACCTCGCTCCTTCTCTTCTTCTGTCAGCAGTTTAAGAGTCATCTCTTGCTCCCACTTCGTCAACCATCGGTTGAGACAGTTTGCAAGATATGCCGCGTTGCGCTCGGTGATGCTCTTGTAGGATATTCCCGACGAGTCTCCGAGTATGTTCTCCAAGTTCATGATCAATGCGATCTCTTCTCTGTTGAAGATCCGTTGTTGCAAGAACTGAGCATCTGACTGAGATATGGGAAGCACTCTCGCGGTCACCCCTTCGCGAAGCATCGCGGTCTTTCCAGCGTTATCAATCCCTTTTACTGACTGATCAAACGATTGAAGAAACTGTTTTGCTTTCGATGGATCTCTGAACTTCCCAACCGGTGCTTCGAGGATGATACCGGGTCGTCCTGCGTTGATGAACGCTTGACCCGCTGCCTGCTGCCCTGCGAGTCCGAGTCCGATGATCTCGCGAGCAACATGAATCAGAGAATACCCATACACTCCGTTCCATCCGAATCCTTGGATGTGAATACAATCTTCGTCGGGTATGTAGTAGACTCGCCCCGGCTTTTCGAAGATCTCGTTTTGTGTGTAGTCGTACATATCAGGAGCGATAACCATCTGCCACTTCTTGCCATCGACGAGCATTGTCCGACAAGACTCAGGAAGTATCGGGATGAGTTCGATTGGACGTTGAGCCTCATCTCGAATGATCGCCATCCGACCATTACCCATCAGCAAGGTGTGTCCTTGAATCTGCTCTCGCTGAATCGATGCGGTCTGATAGTCGTTCGGTCTCTCCATGAGTCGCTGCCGGGGATCGTTTCTCTCCCACTGAGTTGTGAGATCACTTGTCCGCCGCATCAACTTGAGTGGCATCGTCGCGATATGCCCGCTGATCTTGTTCACCGCATACCATAGCGGCGCGAGTCCCATTGAGGTATAAGGATTGACAGTCATGCCAACCGCCTTGTTTTGACCACCAAGCGCATCGACTAACCAATCTTGAGGATCGGCAATTCCGCTTGTCACTGAGTTCATCGCTGACATAACTTCCGCGATGCAGGATTCCAACTGCTCTTGATCGTTCATCTTCTTCTCAAGTGATGATAAGGTTTTCGTCTGTTGATCTTCCGCCTGCCACCATGGCTCGGCGATAGCCCATCACAATCGACACAACTCCGTCAACCTTGTCGGCCGACTTCCGCTTGTCAATCATCCATCGATCCTGACGATCGCGACAAGCGATAGCGTTGCCGATCATCCAACGCAGCACCGGACAACCACTATGCCTGAGTCGACCGTCAATCATCGCTTGGCTAAAGTCGTTGAGTGGTTCATTGAACATCGCGAAAGTCTGCGGCATTCTAGCGACAAGCAATCCTTCTTGCTCAAGATCTTCTGCGAACTGCTGCCCGTTGTGCGGATCGTATGCTATCCCGTCATCGAACTCATACTCATAACTCGCTTCCAGAATGTCCGCTTTCATATCTGTGATCGGATACTTTGCCACCTTGATCCGTCCTTCATGGATCCAGTTAGCGAAAGGCGGCGCGGTCAGATCCCTCTCTGTATCTTCTGCGATGTAGACGAAGGCTTGACACTCATAGCGAAAGACATACGGTGAAGCGTGTTCGTCTTGATCATCTGAGGTCTGATCAGACTTCTCTCCATCGATGAAGCGAGCGACCATCCCCCAAGCAGCAAAGTCGTCGCGTCCGCCTAAGTCACAACCGACTCCGATGGCATCAGCCTCGGACCAGTCAGACAGATCATCGCAGCAAGAATCCCAAGCGTCAATGTTGAAAGCCTGCTCGCTCGATGTCACCAAACGGTTACCGTGGTATCGAGTGAACCGATTGATTGTCAACCTTGTCGATGCTCTCTGTGCTTGCTCAGTGAGATAGGAACACCGGACCGAAACATCAAGGTTTGGATTCGCTTTGAGCCATACGCTCTCATCAAGCGGATCATCCTCATCGTCGGTCTCGTATATCAGAGACAGAAGAGACTCGTCTTGATACTCGTTAGTCGCGACCGCTTTGGCGTGCCGATATTCGTCAAGCCAGATGAAAGACTTTTCATCGCCTGCCGTTGTGAGTGTTCCGATAAGCGGCTGGGTTCTGCTTGCCGATCCAGTTTGCATTGTGTTATAGAAGTCTTGGTGGTGATGCTTCCAAGCGTGTAGTTCGTCAAGCAAGACAAGAGAAGCATTTAGCCCATCGTAACTCTTGTCAGATCCAACGCAGGCTATCGAACCCTGATTGTGACGAAAGAGAACTTGCTTGTTCATGATCTGAGATCGGCTTTTCAAATAAGGTGACTGTTCCACCATTCGCGAGACTTCACTGAAAATCACCTTCTCTATTTGCTCTCGTTTGGTAGCCGCGAGTATCACCTGAGCCACGCTTTCGGGAACTCTCGTTTCTGGGTTTATATCGAGCGAGGCACAATAAAGAGCGAGACCAGCACCGAGACAACTCTTGCCGTTCTTCCTTCCGAGCGAGAGATAGAACTTTCGGAACCGCCGCGAGTTGTCATCATCGCGGACCCAACCGAACAGCGAACCAACGAACATCACCTGCCAGTCCTCAAGAACGAAAGCAAGTCCAGCATCTTTCCCGATGCTATGCTTGAGACATAACGGGAAGAAGTCGCAAGCGATACTGGCAAGGGTATCATCGAAGTGATAAGGGAAAGACGAACTCGATTGAGCAGCAACATCTCGCTTATGTCTCTCGCAGGCAGCGACGACCGACTTGCAAGCGACCTGTTCCCCAGATGTCACTCGCTCAACGTAGCCGTTTAGCCGATGCAGAACGGAACTTGCAATCACTGGGCGATCCTCCCAAGCAATGCTTCGAAGTGATCGTCCTGCCGGGTTGGACTGATCGAGCGAAGGCGACCCCGCGCCGAAGGCGTCAATCCCATCTCAGGACGCAACCGATCCATCTGTTGAGCGTACTTGTGAAGTTCAACCGACAAGTGGTTCTTTCTGATCATCACTCTCTGCCCGTCTCGCTCGACGAGTGCGGGTCCGGTCTGCCTAACTAAGTCCAAACATCGTCGCCACTGGGAGTACGCGATGCAGTATGCCGCGAAGATCTCACGACAATCAGAACTAAGAATCCCAAGCGTCTGAAAGTCTCCGAGCAACTCGTTCCACTTCTCTTTGGCATAATGATCAAAGTACTCAGGCATCGTCGGAGCGAGTCCATCGGCGCGAGGGATGAGATCGCTGTCCGCATATCGAGATGGATTCCGAGCGATAGCCCCAGATGCTTCGGCAATCTCAATAGCTTGTGGTCGTTGTCCACTCAAAACTCAGTAAAACCTTCAACTTGTGAGGAAAAACACAGAGA